CACAAATTGATCAAAATCTCTTGAAATCCTTTGACGACTTTGTTGCCAAAGAGATGGTAAATCATCGTTATAAGTCTGAAAATATTTTCAACTTATTCGATGTCCGCTTCAATATTAAAAAGAAGGGACCTAACGGTGTTCCAAAATTGGAATCCGCTATTCAAGAGGCACATGCCTTAATCGGTAGTAACTTAAATCGTCCTTTCAGAATAGTCTGCCAGGAACTAAATTTAAATTACTTGATTGATTACTTACTATTGCTTACTTCCAGCGATGCTGAAAGTCTAACCAATACTACAAGTAAACAACAACCGATAACCAGTGAAACAAAGCTAAGAGTTTTGGCAAGCGTACCAGACCGTGGTTTTAAAACTCGGGTGGTAGCAATCGTTGACTTCTGGTCACAACTTGTATTGGAACCTTTTAGGTCACATATACAATTCGTGATAGAAGATGTGTTCGGCAGTGCCGATTACAGATTAAATCAGGATGAGGGCGTTGCCCAGATGACTGATTTTCAACAACGATGCTTGAATAATGATGTCATAGAATTTAATGGTAAAACCATTACCTTAGATGCTAAGCATTTAAAGTTTTATGACATAAAATCTTGGACAGACAGGCTTCATCGCGATCTTCAGAAGATAACGGTGAAACATGTTGTGTCGAAAAGATTTGCAGAGTCATGGGCACAATTAGTTGTGCACTGTCCCTGGTACCATTCAAAGTCCAAGCGTACTATAAAGTACGGACAAGGGCAAGGAATGGGTACTAACGGAAGCTTTGACGTAGCAACTCTTACCGACCACCTACTTATTAAGTTTGTGGATTCTCACAATTATGATGGATTAATTCATCATATTGGAGGATACGGCAAAGTTGGGGATGATCTTTGGATCTATGATCCACAAGACCTTATTCCGAAATTATATGAGGAGATTAATCTCCCTATTAATTTTAGTAAGTCAAAGAGCTTTTGTGCAATAGGCTCAGTTTCTGAGTTTTGCGCAAGAACATTTTTAAATTGTACTGATGTTAGTCGGATTAGTCCGAACATCATTAGTAAATCTAAAGACTTTCGTTACATTCCATCTCTCTTAGGTATCTGTAGTTCACGTGGTATTCAATTGGATGCCACGTCCTTTCCATCACTTAACCGTATGGTTAAAGGGAAGGAAATCAGCTACTTTACAAAACTTCAAGACTGGATTGTCTCTTATTTATTAATAAGCCAAATAGAACAAGGTTCTACTTGGAAAGATTTAACTTTAGACTATCTTGAGGCCGGAAATTGGATTTCTGGAGAACTGGTTAACCAGTTCCTCAGTGACCAACAATTCCTCTCAAGACTCATGATTGGTTATTCTATAATAACCATTTCTGAGAACTCAGAGGCAGTAAAGAATAAACTGTTTGAGATAGTTGATGCAATGGATGAGTACGGAGACGAAATTATTCGTATTTGTACCCCTGAATCAAATTTATTTGATCCAGATAATCAATTTTATCAACTAGCGGCAGAGTCAGTGAAGAACGATGTACTTACTCCAAAACAAATAATTGTTTTCGGTAGATATAAAGATCAGCGCTGTCTAATCCAAGAAAAGCTTATTGAGCTTAACGAAGAATTAGAAATGGCAGACGACCCTAAGGCCATTTACCACTATGCCGTCGAATTAGCCGAGATTGCCAACAAATCATGTTATGATGAGGGCAATCTTAACTATTCTATAGAAAGAGTACTAAGTACCCAATATAAAATAGTGAAGGTTCTCGACAATATGAATGATGACTATACAGCCATCACTCAAATCTCAAGCGCAACATATAGATCAATAATGCAGTTAATGCATTACGACGATATGTCCGAAAAGTGGGAAGGTTATTTACCAGAACTTCTGGTAGAATAAAACAACCACCTTACGAATCAATCATTTACTTTATTCCAGTAAGACTGGAGTAAATGAAGTGATTGCCAGTAAGGATTTGCTTAT